TCTGGCTAATTGTGGCTGGAGCTCTTTTCGTGGTAGCTCTCATTTCGGTGATACCTTATTGTATGAGTACAATTTGGTCATATCTATGTAATCTTTACAACTGGTATGCTTTGCATAATGCTAGTGAGAAGAGGTATAAGAGTCTTGATCGTGACGACCCGTATCTTGAGGACGACACGATGATTAAACTCCCTCAGCTTACTACAGTTTATGCTAAAGTCGGTGGTGACTTGATAAAAGTGCTAGTTGATACTGAAGGTAACATAGTTGGAGTACCTGTGAATGGAACACAGGTGGTTGATTCTACCATTAATGAAATGGCGATGCCCTACTCTAAAATTTATAATTCTAAGACTACCCCGAAAGGGATGATTAAGTTTTATGATTTGGAAATGCATCCAGTTGGATGCGGAGTTAGAGTAGGTGATAGAGTTCTTACCGTATCGCATGTCGCACAAATTGCGACGTTCGCTGGAACTGATAAGAAATGTGCCGTCAAAGTAGTTAATGTTCAACATGCAGACGTGATTGATTTCGCAATTGTAGAGTTGGAGAAGGGAGCTTGGGCTTTCTTAGGTGTCAGAGCTGCAAAGCTAGGCAGACCTAAGTTAAACCAAGGTATGATGGTCTTTGGACAGAAAGATGATGTTGTTCAAAGATCAGTTGGAGTTTTAATGGATAGAACTGAAGAACCATTCGTGGTGTCGCATAATGCGTCCACGTTAAGAGGATGGTCCGGAGGTCCTATCTACTCCAACAATCGTGTCGTAGCCTTACACGTTGGAAGTCGTGTAAGTGACGAAGCGATTCATAATAGAGCTTTAGTTTTATTTCCCTTTGTGGAACATTTAGTAGAGGAGTCAGATGACGATCGATCTAATTATGTATATAATGAGATTGATTTTGAAACCTTACGTAAAACTAAGAAAGGAAAGTTTGATAGACTTGACTTTATGGGAGTGACATATGTTTCTTCCGGTAGTAATTATGCGAGGATGGAAGTAGATGAATTTGAAGAACTGAAACAAGCCCAGGGTGAGACCCTATGGGCTGACATTTCTGATGATGAAATTGAACCTCCTGACTTTCAATACACATTTGAAGCAGATAAGCAAGGGTTGGATTTTGGCGATTCCTCGAGCCTAGACTCGAGGTTAAAGCAACAACTGGGCTCGTCTCAAAGAGTGACTTTAAGTCAGATTATGAGAGAGCCATCAGGATCGTCGAAACCCACTTTTCGAGAGGCAGTTACACAGAATCATACGCAAGTGGTGATGTCAAAGGAGCAGTCCAAATTGGCACCACAAGACGAAAGTCAGATAGATTCTCTAAAAGACGTAAAGTCGATTTTGATAAAGTTAGAGAAATCTGTCCAGAACTTGGAGAATTCTGTTGGCCACGACAAGGAGTTGTCGAAACCAAACACGCCCTCGGGCTCAAACTCACAGGGAAAAGGTGTACCCTCCCAAAAGTCGAAGCGAAGGAGAAAGAGAGGTGGTGCAAAGAAGTCATAAAAGACTTTCCTATGTACGAACCTGATTTCCGGTTTGCAGACACATTCTTTAATTTAGATAGTTGCATTTCGTTATGTGCCAGTGTTATTAATAGTGTGCCTCGAGATTCGTCTCCCGGTTATCCTCTTTCTGCGTTTTATGCAACGTCCGGTGAAGCCATTGAGATGGAAGAACAGTTGATTCTTCAAGTTTCTGGTGCCCGGTTGTATTTAATGATGCTTCTTGATATCATTGATATACAAGAAGCGGATAGGTTTATGACTTTAAGGTTGCGTGATCCGGTTTCTACTTTTATAAAGGAGGAACCGCATCCGAAGAGGAAAGCAGAACTGAGAAAGTGGCGAACTATTTGTGCTATATCGTTAGGTGATCAAATAGTTGAGCGTGCCATGTTTATGCATTTTGTTGATGGTATAAAGGCGCGTTATCCAGACCTTAGCTCTGCAATTGGTATAGGTTTTACAGATGAACAAATTGGTGAGTTCGCTGACAAGGTTATCAGCAGAATTCCTAAGGGTCATATATTGTACTCAAGTGATATATCAGGGTTTGAATCCTGTATAAGCATTACGATGCTTTACTTGGTTACAGTGTGTGTGTTCCTTTGTATTCCAGGCATATATCATAGTCGTTTAAAGGCTTATCGGCGTACTATGGACCTCTGGGTCTCATTTACGGCTCAGCCCATTTATTATTTCAACGATGGTACATTGTATCAACAGTTGGAACAGGGCTTGATGCCTAGTGGTCGTTTTATGACCACTGGTGGTAATACATTGATGAGATTATTGCTGGCAGCTATAGTTAAATCTAAAGCTCCGACAGCAGCTGGAGATGATTGCTTGGAAGCGTTGCTAGATGCTTTGAAAACGAAAGAGTCTTATGAGGAGCTTGGTTTAAACATGCGTGATTATAAGACTCATGGAAACGAATCGTTTGAGTTTTGTTCCCATCGTTATTTCAAAGATAAAGGCCAGTGGAGGGCTGAATTGCTATCCTGGCCTAAGGCGTTTTATAAGCTCGTCACTAAGACTAGTGGCTTGGAGCAGTGGGCGTCTGTCTGGCATGAGATTCGTCACAATAGTGATGATGTCAAAGCTAAGTTCATAGAGCTTCAAAAGGAGTTCATGGACTTAAGTTTTGAGTCTCAATGAAACCTATGTCTTGGTGCCAACGAGCTCTGGGAGGGGTTGGACCAAGACATCATACTACAATACCATTTAACACCAATGGTAAGGAATAGACAAAGGAAGAAG